ATGTTTTTGCTGGGTCTATGGTTGAGACCGTGATATCTTTTGTCGCACCAGTTCCGTATGTAGTCACAAATTTTTGAACGCTGGCATCATCTATCTGGATGACCTGGACGTTTTGCACGTTAGACGCCGCGCCGGACTGTATTCTAACCTGTAAATTAGTGGTGGTAGTTAGCTCCACTATAGCCAAGTCGTCGGTACCGAAGCCTGTCCCGGTATTCCGGTTTGTGGTCATGGCAAAAGTTTTAGCTAGGTCAATAGTTGTGATGGTCGTGTCTTTTGAAGCAGCGTCCGCTATGACTTCGACATGCTGGACAAATATTCCATCCGTGAACTCAACGACCTGCCACTCAATAACCGCCGTATTGACAACACTCGCGCCACGGTTAAATTGTATCTGAGTGGTGGATAATATCTTCCCACCGACCGAATAGTCTCTAGTATCCGCTCCGGTGGTTCTCAAGGTAAATACTAAAAACGCTTTGGACGTATCTGTGAGAGTAGTACCAAGCGTGACCGTGGACTGGGTAGCCGTAGTGGTCATGGTCGTTTGACCACGCTCGATTTGTTTTAGTGCAAGAGCGGCCATTGATTAACTCAGTAAAGTCAACTCATCGACATAAATTTTTAATTGATTGAAGATCCGCATGGTGCCGAATCGCTTGGCTTCCGAAGGGAACGTATAAGGCCCTGCCACAGTAGTTTTAAAAGTAGCTGTGCCAACTCCATTGATGATATTGATACGAACATACCGGACTCCGTTTGGTGTTTCTATGGTAACTCGGAAAGCATTTCGCTGAACATTAGCCGCGATTTCGGAAAGGTTAGGCTTCCAAACTTCGAGAGTGATTACCGTAGAATCAACCCCATCATTTGCGATATAGGTTTTAGTAGCCGACAGCTTAACCCAAGGCTTGGATGTTTCGTTTGAAAAATCAATACCGGTTATTTCACCATTGGACCAAATAAAGGTGCGTGACTGTCCGTCTGTGATTTTATCCAGTTCATTAGCCGATAGCTGATAAAATGAATAGTCAGTGGCAACCCCACCGTATCTCTGAGGGACTCTTATCTGCAATTCAGCAAGCGAGAACGGTGGCTCTTTAATCCATTGATCAACAAACGCGCCCTCGGTAGCCGGGGCAACTGGTTTAAGTCCGATTATCCAAGCCATTTTAGCACCTCAAAAAGTGCCCGGCCAATTACTCAGCCGGGCGATTAAACTACGGGTTACCTTCTGTGATGACAAAGCTTGTCACACTGACAGGCTGGGTTGCTACAATGGATGTAGTGACAAGGTTTAAATCAGAACCGCTAGTGCCAACATCACCATCAAGCACAAAGGTTGTGCCGTTTGATTGCACAATACGAAACCATGTCGCGGTTCCAGTTGCATCCGCACTGGAATCTTGAGTGATTGCATTCAGCGTTAAAACGCCAGCTGATGCGGCAGCTGCAAACGTAGCGTTACAAGTCAATTGAGCAAGCAGTGTTGTAGCGGTGCCACCCGTAGCCGGTCTGGTACCACTATAGATTCGGAGCAATGCCGATGCACCTGCCCGTGTCGTTATAGTGTCAAGCATCGCATTTCTAATGCTGGTTACGTCATAAGCTAATGCCATTTATTTATCCTTCTTTCCTAGTATGGCTTTCGCCACGTTGATGATTAATTGCACGGTTGAGTTAGCCTTGATAGGCAAATGAGGCAGAATATTTTCCACAATCAAAAGCACAGCTGTTGCAATAGCTATTTGATTTGGGTATTGTGTAATCAGGTCCATAAGTCTCCTAGTTAGCCAATTGCTCAGCTTTGTTGTATAGGGTTGGGTCTTGTAGTTTCATGTACAAGTTCATAATCTGGATATGCTTTTCTATCGATGAAACTTTTTCAGTCTCATGCTCGATTCTGTTAATGCGAACTGCCGAACGGCCAATGAATCCGCATAACGTAAGCAATACAATAATGCCGCTTGCCAATTTTATAGATTGCGCGTTCATGTTGACACCGTTGGGTCGTTCACGTCTTGCGTATATTGGATAATTAACTCCATGACAAACCCCACTTTGGGAGCATTTAAAAACATCCCAAACGGGTCGTATCCAGCCGGGCGAACAAGTCGGCAAGTCTCAACGCCATCTTCACCGCGAATCATCCAGTTCAACCCGAAGTGTCGATGTAAATCTTTTTTGAGTGACAACCTGGCTGTAGTTGGGTTGCTTTGCTCATGGCAAAAACAAACCAGGGTAATTGGCAAAGTATGTAACATATCTTCGGTATCATCCCAGTCGGTAGCTTCACGGCCCTGGATGATTGCAATAGCCGGGTAGTTGACTAATTGGCTTTGGGTTGGGTATTCGGTGAAAACATCGCCAACCGTATTATCATAACCAGCATCGGTCTTTATGCTTTTGATGCCGTAGACTATAGCGTCTAATAGCCTCTCTGTCGCGCTCTTCTCGTTCTCATATAGGCCGCTCATCGTAGCGTGTCCATCGCCATGTCAACGGCTGACACATATCGTTTTTCACCTGAGGCTTCAAAGTCCTCCTCAATAAATAGCCGCTTAGGGTGCTTCTCAGTGCCGTCTTGATGATAACCCCAATACTGCGCGCCTTGGTTGTAAACAATGCTTTCCACCTGCCCGGCTTGGCTTGTAACCATAGACCGTAGCGAGTTGCGTAAATTTCCGGTCTTTACATTGAGGTAGATATCGCCTGACTTGCGCCCGGAAAGTTGTTCCTCTTGGAACTTTCGCACCATGGAAATTCCAGCTTTTTGGAATCCTGCATCCAATGCGGCACGGTATTCTTCACCGGCCTTGTCTAATTCTAAATTGAGTTTTACCCAATCAAAGCTAAGCTCCATCATCTTTGGGAACCCCGGCCAATCCGCTTATCACGATGCCGCCAAAGCATATCTCTAGATTCTGTCAAGCTGAAAAAATCCTTGGCCCTATCGGTAGCCGTGGTCTTCATCGCCACGCCCTGCTGGGTGGACGACTCCTCGAACCTGTCACGGTTACGCCGTAGATACATGATATGCATCTCAGCACCTTCAACCAGGTCAGGAGCGACTTCTGCAAGGCTTGGAGTCGTAACAGTCCCAATGGTTGCCGTCACGCCGGTAGGCCCTTTAGGACCGCCGCCGCTTAGGCCAAAGTTAAAATCTGCATACTCGGTAATAGTTTCATCCGAGATTGGAGCACCGGAAAGAAGCTCGAATGAAATCGACAGGTTAGATGTTACCGTTATATATCCAACCGTTCCCGATAGGTTGCCTACAAAGTAATTGCCAGATGTGAATGTACTCGCTGATTTACTCCATACAGAATTAACCGCATTAGCGGCCATACCACCTACGTACACAACCTGGATTGTCTTTTGTGATACGTACCGGCCTGCTATGCTAGAGTCTGGCCATGCGGCCTGGCCTGGGTAAATAATCAGGTTGCGCCCGTCATCGCTTATCGTGTAACTGGTAGCAGATAAAGTTGTTTCCCCGCCGGTGTAAAGCCCGGTAGAATCAACCTTAACCGATGTAATCGAGGTAATGGGGTAAGCGACTAGAGCAAATGAACTCTGGTCAGCCGTGGGAGATATGTACTCGGTACGGGATTTTAACTCAATGCCACCAGGGCGCCGTAACCAATCTTCAATCCTAGAGCCAGAAGCGGATACCAGCCGGGACAAGATTGGGTCTTGGTCGGCTGTAGTGGCTCCTAGAGCGAGTTTTACGCGGCGAACTGATGTAAGATTCACGCAAAACCCTTCCCCTTTTTAGTAGCTCAAAGATTCGATAGGATAAGCCTTGGCAGAAAAATTAATTCCCGTTGCAATGGTCCCGTTAACCCAAGTCTTTAGTCGGACCTGATGGTTATAAGGATTGAAGAATGCACCGCGTAAGCTGCCAGTAGCAGGAGCGTCACCCTCACCGGCGTTGACCTCTAATGCACCAAGTACCGCTAGATAGCCGATATTAGTCCAAGTGGTCGTAGCGGCTTCGGTATTGGCTTCAACCGTTACGATATACAATTCATCATTAGAAACAATTTCGCAAGCGGTCCAATCCATTTGCACCGTAAAAACACTGTGCCCCATTGAGATAGCAGTGTGAGCCGTATCAGCAGCAATAAGTCCAGCGGCTTTTAATTCAGTACCGCCAAGCAAAGCAGATCGTGATGGGATTACAATATCGGCCATGATAAACTCCTATTAAAAAATTGTTTGTACCCTTGACTGTGGCGAATTGGGTGATGCCCCAATTACTCTACTTGAACCAGCAAAGCCAAAGGTTTTCTTCATCTTCTCCGCTGCCTGCTTATCAGCCAGTGCCTTCAAATATTCGGGGTTGCTTCTCTGTTCGGGTTCAATGTATCCAGCCTCGATAGTCTTGGCCTGCATTGACTCAACTGATAAACCCTTACCTCCGTCTTCCTTTCGGAATTCGATGAAAACGGCTTTACCAAATGGATTGGCGGTATTAGCCACCTTTCCTTGAGAAGATCTACCCATTAAGCTACAGCCTGCTTGACGTAACGTAGACGAGCGGCTCCGCGTTGGTGGTCAAGGGCTACGCCTGCATTTTTTTCAAGGCGGGTGATATCGTAATTAGTGCCAGGGTCGGACGTGGTAACCTTGAGAGCTTCACCGCCTGGGGCGAAACCATGGAATGCACCTTCGCCAAACCGGATGGCATAAACTGAGGACGTGTTGGAGTTAGTAGCTGCGCCGTCAATCTCAACGATGGATAGAACATCCGCACCGGAATCGCCGTCACGCATGTTGTAAACTGGGATGCCAGCGTATTTCATCACCTGCACACCAAAAGCATCAACACCATATTGGATATTGTGGATTGAAGATGAGCGAGCCAAAGCGGTTAAGCGTTGATTAACTTTGAGACTCATAAACAAAGCATCGGGTCGGTCAACAAGTGCGAGCAGGTCATCCATCATAGCTAAGGTGAGCAAATCACCGGAAGCGGTTGTACCTGCGTTCACAATTTGACCAGACCAGAATGAAGTAAGGAAAGAGTTCAGGCCAAGCAAGTCAACGCCGCCTGCACCTTCGATGGTATGAGCTGCCCATTTCTTAGCAATGGCCGCAACCTGTAACATCTCTTGAGTAGTTGCGGCGGCTGGGTTACCCAATTTAAGGGCTTTGTCAATTTCCAGCTTTCCGCCGTAATTCTTCCAAGGGATTCGGTAATTGCTGGATGTTCCAAAGTCGCTAGTAAAATCAGCATTGAAATCACGAGCGGCAACCGTGGGCAGTGCGTCAAAAATCGTGAATGGATAGTCATATCCGGTAACGCTGGAGTATGGAATCATCGCGTTGATGATGTATTCCATGGCAAACATATTAACGATGGATTGAGCCTGTGGGTTTTTAATCGCTTTGGCTTGTTCAAGAAGGGTAACTGCGGCCATTTTATCTCCTTATAAGGTCGTTTGGCTATTGCCGTATGCAATAACTTTACCCTATCAAGGACTCAATTAGGCAAAATTTCTACGTCCCGATAATAATTGTGTACCGGGACGTTACGTTATCTATGTGTTACCCCTTCAAGTTTGGAAATATCCGCTTAAACTTGACCATGTTTCGAGCTTGCGGCTCTTTGACTTCTCCGATTTCTAAATCCCGAATAGCGGAAATAGAAGGTGAAGCCTCAAAGAATCGAAGGATGCGAAGCCTAAGCTCCCCCCTCGATAACCCTGCATTCTCACGCGCCTCACGCAAGGCACTGCCAAACACTAAGCCCCCCTTGCCGCTCTAAATCCTGCCCTCGCTTGCTCCCTACTGTTTGGGATGACCGCCACGGATCCACCGCCCAAATGCTCACCGCCCGCACCGCCAATACCTGAGCCGGAAACGCGGCTTTGGTCCCTGGTATAATACCAAGTCATAAGTTCATCCGCTGAATTCAATTTAACCGGCTGGCCTTGCTCGTTTAATTTATTGTAAAACGGCTTACCATCAGCATCCAATCCCGTTAATCCCTTGGCCTTCAATAGAATAAAATCGTCATCGGGTTCGCGTCCTTTTAGCTTGGATGCTGAGGCAACTACAGCGGCTTTCAAATCTGATTCTCGCTGTTGAGATTTAGCTGCCAGGGCTTCCTTTTCGGCATTGGTCAACTTCTCATTCAGTGCTTTGGTAGCGGCTTCATTTGCTGCTATTTGCTCTTTGAGCGCGTTAAATTCTGCTTGAGTTCCAGTCTGGCCTTTTTTCCAATTAGCCTTTTGACCTTCTAAATCCGCATTGATGCTTTTTAGGTTAGCAATATCCGTTTCCAGCTTTGTCGCACCGGCAACTTTAGCTTCTAGGTCAGGCAATAGAGCCAGCTTGGCCTCCATGTCTGGCAGTTTACCGGCAAACTCTTTTACAAATGTTACCGCGTCCGCGTTATCCTTGACTAATTCCTGCAACTGTGCAAAGTCCATGTTTAAAATCCTTGGTTAGGTGGTGTTTCCGGTTTGGTTTCTATTTCGCTCTCATCAATCTCTTTATCAATTTGCGCCCTTAGCTCTGGTGATTTGGTAATCTCAGGGGTTAAGGATTTATACGATTCATTCATTCCGGTTTTACTTGGATAGCTAGCGTCAATCAGCCCCTTGATAAACTCTAGACGAGCATTGAAACCTCTAACATCGTAATTCGTTGGATAAGCGATTGACGCCTGATTAGTCTCTCCACTCATTAGCGCCACCATTTCAAAAGCTTGATTCTCGAAATAGTTTAGAGCGTTACCAAATGAGACCAACATCTTATTGACTGCCATGAAGTCGTAACCCTTGGATACACCGCTTGCAGGGGTTTGCAGTGTGTCGGGACTCATGGTTGCCTTTTCATTTTCTGTTACCAACTCGAAATATTTATCCGCTCTTGTTTGTGCGTACTCGATAAGGTTAAGGTCACGCGCTAGATATTCAGGCCGGTCGGCCGGGTTTTGATATAGAATGATATTTGGGATATCGTCGGCTTGCTTTTTGATTCTGGATAGGTTGGAGTCTGGGTTTTTCTCATGCTCAATCTTCGCCTCTCCAGCATCATCGCCGTAATCCATGATATTCATTAGCAGCGTATTAGACGCGTTTTTAAATACCTCGCCATTAGACGCCGCGTTTAGATTATTGGCCATGATTAAGTAATTCGAGCCAGTGAAAAACGTGGATTTCCCAATCGTTTTGTTTGGGTCCACAAATTGAGCCTGGATAATAACGGGGACAAAACCGAATGGATTAGGAATAGGCTTGGTCAAATTGGTTTGCAGGTCGCTAGATACAACCATATATTCAAGCCGAGTCCAAATAGCAATACCCTTATCGCTAGACCATGCTTTAACGGGTTCGGTTGGATTGGTCCTGTCTACTGGAGAGGTAACAGAGTACATAACCCAAAGCAATTCACCATCTTCAGCCCATGCGAAGTCTAGCAACTGCTCAGGGTCTAGTACTGTTAAGTATGGAAGCCCGGTTTTAATCTCTTGCTCTTTGGTTGCCGCTACTGTTTTGGGTTTATCCATCACGGCGAATACAGTCCCATAAGCTGCAAGCGTTGGTGCAACCTCGTTTTGCATTATCTCCTGCAAGGGTTGCTTCGATTTATCCGCTCGCTCTAGAAACGCTTGTTGTGATGGCGATAGATTGGCCCGCGTGATTTCTTTGGCGTAAACAGTATCACCCTTAGCCCTAACTACTGCTTGGGTAGTATTAACAAAGCCGGTCACAAAAGTACGCTCTCGTTCTTTCCTCGCTGTTAGCCTCTCATTAGGTAGGGGGAGCATAAATTCAGGCTCAGTATATTTGGAAACATCCTCATCCATTAGGATTTTGATTCTCTTCCAAACGGGCTCAACTTTTTTTAGTTCTGGGTGCTTTTCCATTATAGGACCAATGCTTTGTTAGAGTGGTTTGTTTTTCTCAAAACTGGATATCGATAGGAAACCAGGTATCCGAAGGCATCAAAAATATGCCCACGGTCTGGGTCTTGATAATTAGTAAGCAAGTACTCCTCTCGACCGCATTTGCGAAGATCATCTATTAACCTCTTGCAATTGCGGGTAATGTAGATAAACCTCGTACCCTTGGAGTTACTTAATCGGCCATTGACCGCGTTTAACCGATTGATTCGCTTTGGATTGGTTGGGTTGAATAATAGACGGTGATTAATACCCTTGAACGCGTTACGCACTATGGTTGAGTCGGATATACCAACCCCATGGCCATGTCGGCCGTCTCCCGTGGCATCCTGGTATATTTGGTATTTATAATCTGGGCCATACTTTTCAATGATTGATTCGCACTTCTTTTCAGTACTGCAATTCAGTGCCCAAAACTCATCGAACACGATTAGCTTAGGCTCAGGGTTTGCGCCTGGATACTCAACCCAATCCGGTACCTCTTGAGCTATTACCGCCACATTTGGGGACCAGTTATAGTCGAAACCGACAAGTAAAGGCAACTCTGGGTCTACCTGATATTCTGTAGGCTCTATGATATTCGCCTGGCTGTAGGCATGGGCCGCCATAGCTGAATTGAGGTTAACAAACTGACCATTCATGTAGGCGGCTATTTCAGCGTCTGAATAAGACTCCTCCAACGATTTGAAAAAGTCCTCAGACAGAAATGTATTGTCCCGCGTCTTGGCTCTAATGTCATGGAGTCCAGGGGGTTTTAATTCTCCCTCTACGAGGTCGGAATACCAGTTTAAATCCTCCGGTGTGCCCGTTAGGTAAACTTGTGGACGGGTTGCCTTTGGGTGACGTACGCGGGCTGTAATCTGTTTAAATACAACATGGTCCATCACGCCCGGCTCATCCATACCGCATGAGCCAAGGTTAGGCCCTTTTAAACGCTTAGGATTTTCGCCTGACAATATTACAAGCTCTGATTTCCACCTCGGAAACCTAAAAATATGCTCGGTCCGGTTATAGGTAAACTCCTTGCCCTCCTTAAACCCCATCCAATCCTCTAGCACCTCGAAAACGCTAGGGATGATTGATAGCTTCGCTTGAGGGTACGAAGGGGAAACAATGCCATGCAGGCACGGGTCAATCATAGCATGATGCACCCCAAGCAAGGCGCAAGTCGATGATTTCCCACAACCATACCCGCCTGTTAGGGCTACAATTCTGGACTTGGATTGCATAGCCTCCATTTGGTGAGGCAATAGGGCTATGCTAATCTCCAAAAGTAAGCCTATCCACATTATTTTTTAGGGACGGGTACAAAGGTGATATTGATATTGTTCTCGGTGGGAGCAACATCTGAAACCGGATTCTCACGCCACTTTTCTGGCCGTCTATTTTTGAGCCAAATTATAGCGGCGGCGGTATCGGGTGGGTATTGTTTGAGTATGGTCTGGCTGGCTATAGTCCCGGTGTTTGAGTCATAAAACAGTTTTTCTTCGGGGGCAATGTAACCCGCTGCCCGCTCGAATAATGCCCTTTCGATTCGGTCGTCTGGATTCTCTTTGCCTGCCTTTAGGGCCTCGGAAAATTCCGGGTAATCTTTTTGATATTGGTAAAGCGTTGAAATATGTATACCGATTAAATCGGCGGTTTGCTCATTGCTTAACCCTGCTTTTGAGCATTTCTCAACAAATTGCAAGTCTAATTTATCGTAGTCGCTAGGCCGTCCAACTGGGTTTTTAGGTTTATCGGTATGGGTTTTAGGAATCCCGCCATTGGCTAAAAACGCCGCGTCGATTTGCGCTTGGGTTTGCGGTTTCTTTTTCATTTCCCTCCCCCGAAGTCCTTATCAGGGTTTTGTGTAACCAAGTCCTTATGGCTACAAAGGAGAGATTAACCTTTTTTTGGGGTTTTGTCAATAGGTGTTTTTTGACTATCTGCTCGATTCTTTCGCAATATTCGCTTTCACTTCTTCTAATGTATCACATTCTCCACTTACGTCATGCTTACCTCCGCAAGGATAATATTCAACATAAGAGAAAATTAAAAAACGCTTCATTTAGCCTCCATGGCATTCAATTTAGAAAGGATTCGCTCAAAAGCATATTTCTCTTCGATTGGAATGAGACCTCCTATAATGCAAAAACGGTTTTTCTTTTTATACTCAGTTATCGCCCTGGCGTAATCCTCAACCTCTCGAATAGCCCTTGCCTTATTGGTTGATGAAACTGAAAAGTTAGACTGGGTTGGATTGGGGGGTCATGGGGTGATCTCACGTGCTTTGATCACAGCAATGCACATATCGGCCTTTGTGAACCAATATTCATGCAGGTGCTGATTTGCACCCCAAAGTTCATCCAATGATGATCGCCGATCTGCGTTAGCCCATGCCTCGTTGAATAGGTGCCGCCCAAGCCCTTCTCGGTTTGTCACACCTGTTTTAATCTCGCTCATTCTTTCACCTCTTCCTTTGTGGCTTGTTTTCTCAAAAATGACATTACACAATCAAAATCAACACCGGCGAAATCCTGCATATATGCAATCATAAACTCGGTGCTTTTGTAGTTATCGTCGCAATACTTCTGGGCCTCTTGTAGCTTTGCTTTGGTAAACTCTTTCACTTTGGATCTTCCTTTGGGAAATTAATGTTCAAAAAGTCCTTTAATATTTCGATATCTTCCTTAAAAATTGAGCTTTGATATTCGCCGTCTTTCATATCTAGTATTTTGCTCTTTAAGATATCGTAGCCAATACTAAAAGTCATTCCTGATAAATAGACACTTGCGCCTTTGAGATCCATTATTATTTACCTCCGCTTAAAATACAGTACAGCGTTTTGTGGCCTATCCGCTTGCGTTCTTTATAGGCATAAACTTTCCAAGATATAGCCAGCAAAAGAGCAGTTAAAATTACAGTTACGGCTATCGTGTTTTTCATTGCTCTTTTATCCCTAACCATTTTTTAAAGGCTTCCTTTGCTTCACCTTCAAAGCCACCATGATGACCGGATTCTTTTGCCCAGACCATAAATTTTGATCGTATCCATTTCAAATAATCGAAATAACTTCTGTCTTCTTCTGGGGTGATCTCGGAGTAGGCTTTATAGTATATGGTTTCTAGGTATTTCCTGGGTATCGGGCTATCTGAAATCTTACCCATTATATTCCTCGCTATTCATTTTTTTGGCTAGTGCCTCTGCCTCTTCAATGGTCGCACTTAGTTTTTCGGACCAGTAGAGCATCCCACAACCTATTCCCGATTCGATGCACATATATTCTTCTCGGATGCTCTTTTGCGGCTTGTAGTTGTCAAATATGGATTCTCCGGGCAGTCCTTTGGAATCGGTTATGCAAACCCTCATTTGTCCAATAGTCAATGAAGTTGGGTCTGCCACATATTTGATTGGGATTTTTACTTCGGAGGTTCCACGTCCGAAACAGTCAGGGCATTTTATGCTCCGGTCCTTTACCTGCAAAAATTGTTTTCCTTCGCAAAACTTGCATTTGATTGACAGTAATCCGGTTGACTGCTTTACCGTGTAGACGATTTGGCCCATTGAAAATTTAAATTCGTGAGTTTTCATTTTTTATCCTATGGTTTTGGTGGGGGCCTCGTGGCCCCGGTGGTTTAGTTGGCTCTAAAGTGGTCAACACGACATAAATCAAGGCGGTTGATTATTGTGTATATAGCACCGTTTTGGTCTGGCACTAAGTCGCCACCCGCTAATTCGGCTTTACCGGCTTTGATTAGTGCTTTTGCTGTTCTTTTTGAGATAATCATCTGTTGTTACTTTTTTCAGGTCCAGCTTAACTGCCTGACCTGTCTATATAATAACTCGTTGTTATTTTATTATCAAGAGGTTTATCGCATATTTTAAAAATAGTTGCGGCAAAAGGTAACTATTGGCGATTTTTCTCAATTTCGCCATTTATTAGCTTATACTGTTGGATTTTAGACTGCATCCAATCTCGTGTTGGCCTAAATTTGCTCTTAGCCGTCACCCGTAAACACTCCAATTCTCCCGGTCCATAATATGATTCTATATAAGCGGCCATTTTTTCAGGCTCCCCCCCCCTAAACCCGTTGCATTTTTTGCACTGCAAATGCACGTTTTTCTCGTACCACCTGGTTGCTAAATCCTGCCTCGGCATATAATGACCGGCATCCATTTCCCGCCAGTGTTTATTCAACCCGCATGTTACGCATGAGCCATAACCATATTCGTTCGAGTCTCGCTCTCTAATAAATATCGAAAATACGCGGTCAAGTTCTTTTTTCAGTTTTGCCAATGTAACGGGCTTTTTACCTTTTGGCATTTTGATTGATGGTTTAAAAGGCTTGGCTTTTTTCATCGCCTTCCGAGCCTGCTTTTGTATCTCACGGCTAACAATGCTTGGGACTCCTAGCGCCTTATCATCCCATGCTAGGGCCTCAATCCATTGTTCTGCTATTGATTTCATCTCATCCTCTCTATCACATATTCAACCGATTTTTGCCTATGGCCTGGGCCTACAAACTTCTTACCGCCTAGCTCCTTATGGGTAACATGGGTAAAATCTTTACCGATATGCGCTTTATATCCGGCCTCGGTGATTACCTCTATTACTCCGGTCATGGTTTAATCCAGTGGATTCTATTAGGTACGTTAGCCGTTGAGATATGCACCCAGTTTACATCTAATTCGACTTGGGAGATAAACATCATATCGAGGTGCTCCATATTATCGCGGATGTCTTTTCTAACCTGCTCGGCGGTCATCCCAACAACATCAAAATCAATTGCTTGGCCTCGTCTATGGCTCGATAGTTTTGCCCCTACCGTGCAGTCCGAAGCTCTGAACCCGCGGTACTTAAACGGATTGGGCACTTTTTTATGCCAGTTGTTTATGACCATTTGGTGATTATACCTGTTTTGCAGTCGGTCAATAGTCGATAGCAGTTTATCATCAAATAATGACCAGCATCTTTCCCCTAAATAAGCGTAGGTTTCGGGGTCTACTAGTTGACGTATATCCACATGCAGGCTTTTATAAAATCGGTCGTACGGTTTAAGCATAAAATCCATTCTTTAAAGGTTCACCCGCTTCAGTTTTATACTTCAGCTCGTTCAATATTTTAACCGCTTCCATCGCATCCCGTAGGTCTAGGGCCAACTGGTCAATAACATTCAGACCGTGGCCTAGTTCAGCAGTTAACTCTGCACCACGGATTAGGTTCGCCAGTCTCTCCGGTGTTACCCTCATGCTTTCACCTGCTCCATGGATTTCCTTTTCTCCAAAACATCTTGGTACATCGTCAATTTCTTTTTCATCGTCCATCGTTCATAATTTGCTTGGTGCTTTTCTGGATTCTTTTTCTTCCACGCCCTTAATCGTTCGGCATTAGATATTGCCATTGTTTACCTCAGCGTTAACCCTGCGTTCTGTTTTCAGTTTCTCGACTCGGTTTCTCATTTTGCGTCTGTCTCGGTCCGTCTCATTTGGTGCCATGTCCACATACCGTTTAGCTGGCCATAGATGAGCATCATCGCCGTTACCCGTTCTCATTTTTAGCCGTGCCTGGTTAAGCCCTGCAATGTGGGTTCTGTCTGGCTGGCCCCTGGGTCTAACCGGTTTGGATTGGTTCATCTCGTTTACTATTGCGGTATAATCTGTACCACCTGTGTATGGTTGTGGCTCTATCATTTCTGTTCCTCCCGTTTTAGTTTTTCATCCACTGCTTGATTAATAAACCTACTTTTCTCCCCGTCCTTATACCTGGACTCTAACCGGCTAACTACTCCAGCATCTAAAGTATATTTACGGGTAACCTTGGTGATACCAGTGGACTTGCGCCCTCGTTTTTTTGGTTTATTCATTTACCCATACCCAGACCCAGACCCATACCC